AGCGCGCCGAAGTTGCGACGGTAGAAACACAGATCATCGATTCTGCTGCTCCTCCAACCTCTTTTGGTGTCGCCGTGAAATTGGTTTCCGGCAAGGTGCAGCCTATCAATCTCGCGGCGGATACCGCCGCGCTGGTGTGCGGCGTCAACCTGCGTGCGTATCCGATCCAGGGTAACGGCACCGACCCGCTGGGCACATCCACTCCTCCGACCTCTGGCGTGACTGATGTCCTGAAGCGCGGCTATGTCAATGTGGTTCTCGGCGGTACCGCCGCAGCTGCCAAGGGCGGTACCGTTTATGTTCGCGTGGCCGGCGCTGCCACCGGCAAGCCTTTGGGTGGTTTCGAGGGGGCTGCTGACGGCACCAACACCGTGGCATTGGCATCGAATTGGTATTTCACTGGCCCGGCCGATGCTTATGGCATCACCGAGATCGCAGTCAATATCTAACTCCCCGGCGCGATAAGCGCATCAACAACCCTCTAACTCCGCATTGGCGGGGTTTTGCATTTTGGAGCCATACAAATGGATATGTCAGTACAGAAGCACCTGAAGCGCCGGGAAATTGTGATCGCCTCTGGCAAGATTGCTCGCGCATTCACGAAGGATCAGCAATATACCTACGACCAGGCCACCGTGGATTCTACCGGTGCCTTTCTGGTCGGTCAGCTGGAACGTCTGGATCAGACGCTCAACGAGCCACTGGTGGAATTCACCTGGTCGCGCGACATTGAAATCCGCACCGATGTGTCGGCCGCTGATGAAATTGCCTCGTTCACCAACTCCGCCTTCGCCATGTCCGGCGGCATCAATCCGGGCGGCCTGAACTGGATTTCGAACGAGGGTAATGCTTTGGCCGGCCCGTCGCTGGACATCGGCAAGACGCCTCAGCCCATGCGTTTGTGGGGTGCCGAGGTTAAGTACACCGTGCCCGAGCTGGTTAAAGCTCAAAAACTCGGCATGCCTGTCGATGTGCAAAAGGTTGAGGGTATGAACCTCAAGCGCAACATGGATTTGGACAACATTGTCTATATCGGTGACAGCGGCATGGGCTTCACTGGACTGGTCAACTCCACCAGTTTGGTGGGAAGCGTCTCCAACGTGGCCAACGGCGCTGCTGGAACGCCGCAATGGAACACCAAGACTCCGAACGAGATCCTGAAAGACGTCAACGAAGTCCTGACGACTGCCTGGCAGAATGCCGGCTGGAAGGTAATGCCGAATCGCCTGCTGCTGCCGCCGGCGCAGTATGGCTATCTGGCCTCCACTTTGGTCAGTAGTGCTGGTAACCAGTCGATCCTGACCTACGTACTGGAGAACAACATCTGCACGAAGTCAGGCACAAAGCTGGATATTTTGCCGCTGAAGTGGCTGATCGGCGGTGGCACTGGCGGCACGTTGGGCACCCTCGGCACAGTTGACCGCATGGTCGCCTACAACAAGGACAAGAAGTACGTTCAGTTCCCAATGACCGATCTGCAGCGCACTCCGCTGGAATACCGCTCCTTGTTCCAGATCACCACGTACTGGGCGCGCTTCGGTCAGATTGAGTTCCGCTATGGAACAACCCTCGCTTATCGCGATGGTATCTAAGGGGAGGGGAAATGGCTAAAATCTATGTTCATTCCCCATTCACACTGAAGCATGGGGAGCAAACACTGGAGTTCGGTGTAGGCGTATATACGGTCGATCAGGATGTCGCTGGTCACTGGTATGCCCTGCTGCACATTGGTGCGGAGCCTGAGGCCGGTAAATTCGATAACGATGAGGCTGCTGACGCTCTGTTGAGCGAGCTGGAAACCAAATCGGCCGAACTGGCTCTCGCCAAGTCTGCGCTGGATGAGCGCGAGGTTGCAGTGCAAGCAAAGGAATCGGAGATTTCTTCACGAGAGGCTGCAGTAAAGGTGAAAGAGGACGCTACGGCCAAGTCATCGAAAACAACCAAATAGGATAATTCCATGGATGTCAGTGGGTTCAGAACTAATTTTCCAGAGTTTTCAAACACATCAACCTATCCGGATGTGTCAGTGCAAATTTGGCTGACTGTTGGAAAGTCGTTGGTGAATGAGGCTCGCTGGATGGAGCTCACTGACATCGGGATCAGCCTTGTTGCTGCACATCATTTAGCGATTGCCGCAAGCGATGCTGCTGTTGCTGTGGTCGGCGGAATCCCCGGCCAGTCTAGCGGTCCGGTGACAGCTAAGTCGGTAGATAAGGTCAGCAAAAGCAACGATACCTCGGCCATCACCTTAGATGATGCTGGATTTTGGAATATGACCAGTTATGGGATGCGCTATTTGAAGTTGGCACGCCATATGGGTGCTGGCGGAATGCAATTTTAGTGAGAGCTGCTATGAGCGCTGTGATGACAACGGATAAGCTTGCAGACCTGATTCGCACGATCAACGCATTGACTAAGAAAGACGTAATGGTCGGCATTCCAGATGGATCGCCCGAGGATACTGGGAAGCCAATTTCTAAGGCTCAGATCGGATACATTCTTGACCAGGGATCGCCGGCCAACAATATTCCTGCACGTCATTTTCTTGTTCCGGGAATTCGTGATGTTCAGGAACAATGCGCAGATAAACTGGGGGCGGCAGCCAAAGCAGCTCTCGATGGCAATGAATCAGGGGCGATGCGGGCGCTGACCCATGCTGGACTGATTGCAGAAACCTCAGTAAAAGCGAAAATTAACAGCAATATTCAACCCTCGTTAGCTGAATCCACGCTCGACAAGCGGCGCGCGCGGGGAGTAACGCGAGAGAATACGCTTGTCGATTCAGGCGAACTCAGAAATTCAGTCACGCATGTGATTCGATCAAAGTAAAACTGGCCCCGCAAGGGGCTTTTTCGTATGCAGGGGCGAACATGGCACTTCTTGATGTTACCGACGTGTTGCTCGATCCCGATTTTTTGGATGCCACGCTGACGGTGGCGCGCAATGCCCAGGCTGTAAATGATGATGGCATGGCGGTGGATTCCGCCACCGAGATCACGTTTTGCGGGGTCGTTACCAGTCTGACCGGATCGTTGCTTCAGCGTGCCGCAGAAGGCTCGATGATCACAAATACCATTGCTATTCATACGCCGTTTCGACTTATCGATGGCCAGGCCGGGTATGACGCCGATGTCGTAATGTGGTCGGGATTGCAGTGGACGGTCACCAACGTCAATGATTATTCAACCTATGGCCGTGGCTTCGTCTCGGCAATATGTACGCTGAAGCAACTGACAGGATAACTCATGGCGAACGAATCAACCGCCGGTGGATATATTTTGCCGGCAGGTGCGCCGCCGGTTGATGATGCAGAGCTAGATACGGTTCTGCAAAAATATGTGGTCGGCGTGACGGGCTTGCTCGGTATGTATGTGCGACCGCGTTGGCAGCAAACTGTGCCAAAACAGCCTGCGCCAGACGTGAATTGGTGTGCGATCGGAGTCAGTGAAACAGATCGTGATCCTGTTGCAGCCGTGATTCATAGCGGTGATGGCGATGGTAACGACACCCTCTATCGTAATGAGGTAATGCATATCCTTGCCAGTTTCTACGGTCCCGGAGCGAAGGGATGCGCAACACTCTTCGCTGATGGCATTCAAATTCCGCAGAATCAGGAGGTGATCGCGAAAAGCGGCCTTGCTTTTGTGGACAGTGACCGGATCATCTCGGCCCCTGAGCTGGTGAGCCAACAATGGATCAAGCGATATGACATCACTTTGCGCCTTCGCAGGCAGGTGTTGCGCACCTATGCGGTGCAGAATGTGGAAACAGCTACTGTTGGCATTAAAGCCGATGATGGCCTAAAGGAAAGTTCGGTTTCGGTTTAATGCAATTGTTCAATTAATAAGTTTCTTCCTGACACGCTTAAATCGGCAGATGCCGGGCCGCGAGGTGCGAGTTTTGAAATTTCCATGTAGGGCGGTTCCTTCGGGATCCGCCCTTTTTTATTGGGGTTTCGAATGAACGATATTAGTTTTGGGAATTTTCGGTTTGTTGTTGCCGTTGACGGTGAACCGCTGACCTCAACCGAAGTCATTTCCCAAGAAATGGGGCAAAAACACCGGGCCGTCATGCAGCTAGTTCGCAAGCATAGTGGATCACTGGGCGAACTTGGAGGGGTGCAATTTCAGATTGCACCCTTTGTGACGAATGGCGGCACGCAGTCCCGGGAAATTGCAATGCTGAATGAACATCAGGCGGCACTCTTATTGTCGTTGATGCGCAACAGCAAAAAGGTCATCGATTTCAAAGTGGCGCTGGTGAAAGAGTTCTTCAGGATGCGCGACACATTGAATCATCGCAATTCCAACCTCTGGCAGCAGATGCAGGCACTGATCGCAAAAGAGGTGGAATCGAAGGTCCGGGCGTCATTCGGCTCACACCTGATGCTGCAGCGAAAGAAGGAAATTCCGCCGCTGCAGCATGAGCGGATCCGGCTGGAAGCCGAAATACAACCATCACTGTTACTTCACTGACCCGGCCCAGCGCCGGGTTTCTCGTTTCTGGGCCGCCTTCTGCGGCTTTTTCTTTTTTTTGGAGCTGTCGATGGCGACAAGTCAATTACCAATTTCTCGATTGATCAGCGGATCGATCAATCTTTCACCTAGCGCCGCACAAGCGCAGAACCTATCCGATTTGTTGATACTTGGATCGTCAAATGTGATCGATACGACTGCGCGCATGCGCGAGTATCTTTCCGCATCGGCCGTAGCCGCTGACTTTGGCACTACCGCGCCGGAATACCTGGCGGCAGTGAACTGGTTCGGTCAGTCGCCGCAGCCGCCGAGTCTGTATATCGGGCGATGGGCGAAGACAGACACGTCCGCGCAATTGATCGGCGCAACGTTGTCCACGGCAGAACAGGCGCTGACCATGTGGAATGCCATTACTACGCCGGCTTTCAGTTTGACCATTGATGGCTCCGCCCATGTGATTGCACCTGCCAGTTTTGCCGATGCGGTCAATATCAATGGTATCGCTGCACTGATCCAGACGGCGCTTGCCGCCGCACTGACCGGGACAACTTGCGTCTGGAATGCGAGTTTTCAGCAATTCCAAATTACACTTGGCAGTGCCGGGGCGACATCAACCCTCAGTTTCGCCAGTGCGCCGACAAGCGGGACTGATATTTCGACTATGCTGGGCATGACATCATCGTCGTCTGGTGCCTACGTATCCAATGGTGTTGCCGCAGAATCGGCCGTCACTGCTGCCGCTCTATTCGATTCGATGTATGGCCAGCAGTGGTATGGCTTGCAAATCTGCGGTGCCAGTGATTCCGACCACTTGGCCGTAGCCGCATATATTGAGGCTACCGATACCAAGCACTTCTATGGTGTCACGACGCAGGAAGCAGGCGTACTGACCTCGGTGACCACCGATGACATTGCCTACAAGCTGAAGGCGGCCGGATACAACAAGACTTGCGCGCAGTATTCGAGCAGCAGCCCTTATGCGGTCTGCTCGCTGCTGGGCCGTCAACTCACCGTAGATTACACCGGCAACAACACCACTATCACTCTGATGTGGAAAGAAGAGCCTGGCGTTACGGCCGAGACTATCAATGCCACTCAGATTACTGCGCTGGAGGGGAAGAATTGCAACGTGTACGTGGCGTACAACAACGACACCACGATCATTGAGCCTGCCAAGGTCGCGTCAGGGGAATTCATCGACACGATTATCGGCATGGATTCTTTCTGCGTTGATGCTCAAACAGCATTATTCAATGCGCTTTACACCAGCACGACAAAAATTCCTCAGACAGATGCTGGTATGCACATTCTGGCGACGGCGATCGAGGGTGTTTGCCAGAAGTACGTTTCGAATGGCTTGTTTGCTCCGGGCACATGGACGAGCGCCGGTTTCGGCACGCTCAGTCAGGGCGATTACTTGGACAAGGGCTACTACATCTACCAGCCGACCGTTGCGTCGCAGAGTGCCGCTGATCGCGCCGCACGAAAGAGCGTTTCATTTCAGATCGCTGTGAAGCTCGCGGGTGCCGTGCATACCGTGGATTTTGCTGTAACCGTCAACTCCTAAGCGAGACATAGATGAGCACATATTCGTTTCAAAGTTTCACCATGACAATTACAGGGCCAGGTGGATCGATTTCGCTTGGCTATGGCTCTGGAAATGACAAGGGCGGCGTGACGTTCGAGATGAACGAGAACGCCAACACTATGTCAATTGGCGCTGATGGAACGCCTATGAATAGCCTGAATCCAGGCAAGGGTGGAAAGGTCACAATCCGTTTGCAAAAAGCGTCGCCCACTAACGGCCTACTGAGTGCTATGTATAACTATCAGCGCGCCAATCCGGCTAACTGGGGGCAGAACGTGCTTTCTGCTGCGGATATCACGCGTGGCGATCAGTATGCCTGTCAGACGGTTGCATTTACCAAATTCCCTAGTAATACCTATGCAATCGAAGGCGGCGCACTGGAGTGGACCTTTGACGTTGGCGTTATGGACCCAGCATTAGCGACAGGAGGATAAGCGATGTTTGAAGAAGTAGAAGTTGGCGGTCACCGTTATCGCATCGGGCACCTTGATGCGAAGAAGCAATTCCACGTTGCTCGTCGTATTGCTCCTATCCTCGCCGGAATGGGAAAGGGCGCCACTACGAAGAGTGAAAACCCTATGGAACAGATCGCGCCGATTGCGGAGGCACTTTCCAAGATGTCCGAAGAGGATGTCGATTATGTTCTCGATACATGTTTGGCCGTTTGTCTCAGGGCACAGGCGAGCGGTGAGTATGCCCCAGTTGTCGCACGCGCAGGCGGACTGATGTTTCAGGACATCGAAATGACAGAAATGGTCCAACTGACCATTAGCGTGATACGAGGAAATATGAAAGGTTTTTTTCTCGTCGCAGCCGGCCAATTGCCGCAGGGCGCGTAGATCCCGGCATGGTGCTGGCTTCCATGCAAGATGGCGAGGATTGGCTGCTGCGACCAGTGATCGAAGGCCTGTGCCAATACGAGTCCATCGTCAATGGGGCGCTTTCGCTTGAGGATGTCGCCGTGATGAACGAAGCGTTGGACGTGAAATTCGAGAATGAAGTTCGTATTCGTGAATTTACAGAACGGAACCAAAAATGAGCGATGAAGTGTTGCGTGACTTTATGGTGTCGCTCGGCTTCAAGGTCGATGAAGCGTCCATGAAGAAGTTCACGCTGGCGGTGGAGGGCATCACCAAGGGCGTGATGAGCGCAGGTTTAGCTGTTACTGCAGCTACCACCGCCATCGTCGCCGGCGTTGGCGTCATCTCGTCGCAGATGGAGCGGCTGTATTACGCCAGCCAGCGCAGTGGCGAGTCCGTCGGCAATATCATGGCGTTGCGCCACGCTGCCGGCCAGATCGGATTGACTGCTGACCAGGCACAATCTTCTCTGGAGGGCTTTGCGCGAACGCTGCGCCTGAATCCAGGGACAGATAGCCTATTGTCTTCTTTGGGCGTGAAAGGCGACGGCCCAGAGCAGAAATTTGAGAGCTTCATCGGCAAGATGAAGGAATTGCAGCCATACGTCGCGGCTCAGTATGCCGCCTTGTTCGGAATTGATCCGGACACGCTTCTGATGCTGGAAAATGGCCTGCCGAAGCTTGAGGAAGAGAAAAAGAAATACATCGAGCGGCTAGCTGCGTGGAATATCAATCCTGAGCAAGCGGCTGCGTCCGGCAAGGATTTCAATAACGCCATCCGCAGCGTGAAAGCGGATTTCGAATTGCTGTGGGTTGTCATCGAGTCAAAGCTCGTTCCGGTGATGATCCCGCTGATTGAACGATTTGAGCGATGGGCCAGAAGTCATGCCGCTGATACCGCCGAAGCTATTGCAAAGGCAGTTGAGAAGCTGGGAAATTGGATCGCCAGCATCGACTGGGATAAAACTGCTGATCGAATTGATAAGGTTGTCGATGCCCTCGGCGGCGCTAAGGGTGTCTTGGCCGGCATTGCACTCATCAGCTTTTCGGGAGTGATCGGAAGCATTTTGGGCTTGGTTGGCGCTATCGCCAAGATCGGAATCGCCACTGCCGGCCTCGGCGGTGGTGCCGCTGCTGCCGGTGCTGGGGCCGGTGCGGCAGCGGCTGGTACCGCTGTCGCAGGAGCTGGGGCACTAGCGCTGGGCGCTGCCGGCGTAGGTGCAGCGACATGGGGCGTGACCAAGTTTCTGCAATGGCTGATGCCAAATCACAAGCGCGGCGATATCGATCCCAAGACCGGGATGGTATGGGTGCCCGGTACGAATGGGCGTGGCGGTAGCTGGCAGATTCCAGAAGGCGGGCTGTATCGGCACTATGTTCATGGTAGTCGGGCAGGCGGCGGCCGCTGGGAGGGGAGAGATTTTCCCGCAAGTGGAGTCGATATCTCAGCAAACGCCAATTCTCTCGCTGATTCGCCACTTGGGGCGTTGATTTCCAGAGGCGAGGGCGGCTACAACAGCGTGAATCGTGGAAAGGCAGGGGGAAATAAGGCAGGTACTGAAGACCTTGAGAAGATGACAGTTTTAGAGGTGATGGCGGCTCAAAAGGCAAAGAAATTCAATGCTGCAGGCCGATATCAGGTCATTCCATCAACGCTAGCTGATGCGGTCAAATCGCTTGGAATGTCAGGTAATGAGAAGTTTGACAAGGCAACCCAAGACAAGATATTCGAACAATATCTCGTCGGGAAAAAGCAAAAAGCCATAGGCGACTACATCACCGGAAAAAGCAATGACTTGCAGGCCGCCATCAAAGCCGCGTCAAAGGAGTGGGCAAGCGTAGCTGACCCAGAAACGGGAATGAGCCACTACGCAGGGATTGCCAATAACAAGGCTTCAATCTCGGCCGCGCAGATGGCTCAGGCATTGGAAGGAACGAGACTCGGAGCCCAGCAGCAGGCAGCAAATAACATCACGCTGACTCAAAAGACCGATATCCATGTGGCCGCAGCAGGCGATTCGCAGAGCACCGCGCGCGCCATTGCTAGTGAGCAGGATCGGGTGAATAGCGACATGATGCGCAATTTTGCAGGGGGTGTTTCGTGAGCGCAATTACCAATCTTGCCCAGACAACGGCGCAGCTTGCGCTGCAATTGCTCGTCATTAAGGCTCAGCGAGGCATGACAGCTTCGGATGGGTCTAACTTTTCGATTGCTGCGATGGCAACAATTGAGGAGGTGCATAGCGATGAAATGGAAATCACGGAGCATCCGGTAGAGCAGGGCTCCGTGATAGCTGATCATGCGTTCGCTAGGCCGTCAGAAGTTATTTTGACACTGGGATGGTCAAACAGCCCAAATGAAACAGGGCTGAGCAATCAGATTCTGGGAGCCGCGGCAAATTCCAACCCCGCAATCCAGGCTGTCGTCGCTGCAGCGAAGGCGTATCAAGGGTATGTGAATTTTTCGAACGGTGACAGTACGATCGATGATGCCTATACCCAATTGCTTTATGCGTATCAGAACAGAATTCTGTTCGATGTTCAGACAGGCCGACGCCTTTATCTGAACATGCTCATCAAAAGCATTGGCTTGACGACGAACCAGCAAACCGAGAACTCCATGCTGGTTCGAGTTACCTGCCGGCAGATCCTGATGGCGAAGACGCAAACGGTGACGGTCCCTGATTCATCGTTGATGGCCAATCCTGAAAGCAATGGAGCCACTGTGAATCGTGGAACTGTCAATGCGAAGACCGCCAGCAACATCAACACAAATGCATTGCCATGAGTTCGTATTACGAAATTCCACTTACAGCCAGCGCGCAGTCTTTCAGCATCGCACTGGCCGGCACAACGTATCAGTTCACAGTGACGTGGAACGCGATCAACGTGTCTTGGATGATCGATATTGCTGATGCAAGTGGCAATGCCATCGTGTCGGGCATACCGATGGTGACGGGCGTCGATCTACTTGATCAGTTCGACTATCTTGATTTCGGGTTTCAACTGGTCGCGCAAACAGACAACGCTCCAGACGTCGTACCAAGCTACGCCAGCCTCGGTACAACAAGCCACCTATATGCAATCGTTTCGTGAGGATGTATGAGTGATCAATGGATTCGCCGGGCAAATTTGATCGTGAGCTCTGGCACGGAAGGGCTTGATCTTTCTGAGCTGCGATTTACGTTCAAGACCAAGGCTAGCGATGCGCAGACGCCGAATAAAATGCACCTAAGAATCTATAACGTTAAGAGAGAGACTGCGGAGGCTCTCCGGAAACGGGAATTCACAACAGTTTCTCTGCAAGCAGGATATGAGAGCGGTAACTTTGGAATAATTTTTTCCGGGACTATTGTCCAAGTCATGACGGGACGGGAGCGAAATACTGATTCATTTCTCGATATCGTGGCAAGCGATGGTGATCAATGGTATGCATGGGCAGTAATTTGCCAATCTATCGAGTCTGGACAGACGCCACAGCAGGTTATTGAGTCTATTGTGAAAGTACAGTCGGTAAATGGCGTCAATGCACTTCCTCTTGCGAATGATGCGACAGGCCTGATCGAGGGCAGTGGGTTGGGCGTAGTAAAAACGATAAGAGGCGTAGCTAAATTTGGACTCGCCCGTGATTTTTCTCGAGATTGGGCCGCAAAGTACGGCTATCGATGGAATATTGAAAATGGAAAGTTTTCAGTAGTCAAAAACACTGGATATCGCCCTGGTGAGGCAGTTGTTTTGTCTTCTGCGAGCGGTCTTGTTGGCACGCCTGAGGCCATTAACGATAGTGGACTTAAGGTTCGCTCATTACTTAATCCTGCGATTCGTATTGGTCGATTGATTCAAATTGACCAAGAAAATATAACCCACATAACGATGCAGCGACAGGGATTCACTGGCGCTGAAGTTCTATCGGCCGTGCCAACTACTGCGCAGGGATTTTATCGCGTTCTTGTCAGCGAGTTTTCAGGCGATTCTCGCGGGGGGGCTTGGTATGTTGATTTGACCTGTTTGGGCGTCGATATTACAGCCCCAGATCAGAGCAAATCAGTACCGATTAGCGCTTAGTTATGCAGATTGGAAATCATTGTGTATCCGCGCCAAATTTGACCACTCGGATTTCGCCAAAATATGCCAACGTATTGTGCATATTTCTCTGATAGGTAAAGTTCAGAAGATGCGTCGGGTAATTCAACAACTACCCTCATCTCCTTGTCTGAAAAAGCGCATCCACTACTCCGCAGGGCAGCGACTATTTGAGGGTCTTCAATTCTTTGTGGAAATGCTTTTGATGTGCCAACGATTTCGTATCTACTCACGCACGCCAATGAGTCTTTGGACAGGTACACATTTTTTGTGAGATCGGGAAGGCCGGGCAGTAATGCCGGTTGACGCTCCAAAGATTCAAGGCCTTTGGCTTGAGACCTAGCATCAGCTGCTACAGTCATTCCCAAACAGAAAAGCAAATAAAACATCCCGAGCAGTTTTTTTTTCATATTAAAAAGCATTCTGAACTTGTTGTAATTTTTTGATTACCGAGGAGAAGTTTCTAGATGCAAATGGTAGCGTTCCATTAGCTCCAGCATCGATTAAAAATGGCTTCTCTGATTGCACTTTATCCAATAGGAATTTTTTGCCTTGCTCTGATTCCGGCTGAACGATCCCTGTGCCATTTATGCAGCCACGCGTAAATTTCAAAAATTGTCCATCAACGGAAATTGGGGATATCGAGCTTGGTGCAGACGTTTCACGAACAGCGCAGTAGGCACCACCAAAATCTATCAGTTTTATTGCAACCAAATGGGTATTTGTATCAATCGAGGCAGAAAGTGCAATTTTTTTGTCCTCCAGTGGGGAGAGTGCATACATTGCGCTGGTTATTGGAAACCACGGGGCTGTCTCAGCGGCGGCAGATTGCGCAAGTGCCTCGGTGGCGCTTGCTGATAGAAAAATACTAATCAGTATTTTTTTCATAGTTATTCCTCTGTGAGGGGGTAACTATAGCGCAACTGATATCTGAGATTAATGTCAGACCGATGTGGGTATGTTTTATAGCGCCAACTGTTCAAACTCTAGATAATTTATGTACTACATTAATTCATGCTATTGTTTGCGTATACAGAAGTTGTAGATAAGAATTCTTATCATTTATATGCAGTCATTAATTCAAGCTGGAGAGTTGTAATGAGCGAAAAATCTAGCCGTCGCGCGTCCGCAGCCAAAGTGGTTGGAAGCGTTGTGGATGTTTTTCCTCTTGGAAGTTATTTGGAATACATGCCACGCGGTACTACAGTGCAGCGCATTGGTAGCTATTTTGACGAGGCAGCAGTTCACTTTTCCGATGCATACATTTCAAAAAACAAACATTCTGGCGTGTGCATTGAACATCTCTTGCCTAAGAGTGAATGGAACTCGAAGAAGTATTATAAATGACGACCCAGCAAGAAGATCCAAACGGACATTTGCAGCCACAAGCGCAAGCTAATAGTCATCAAAAAACTGATCCTCAGTTGCCTGACGAAGCAGAGTTGGATGCGGCATTGACTCCAGTTTTGGAGCAAAATTTGCCGATGCAGCAGCGTGCACAGATTCTGCGTGAGTTGAAGGGGCGATTTTCTCCTGAAGTGATTGAGGCGCAGCTTATTGGGCTCCAAGTTGTACGTATGGAGGTAACGGAGCGAAGAACGTTTTCGGGACCCCTTCCGCCGCCCGATGTGATCAACGCATATCCATCTGACGTGCGTCAATCCATTTTGCAGATGGCGGTAAAGGCCCAAGAGCACTCGCATGCTATTCAGCAAAAAGCCTTGGATGGAGCAATTGCCAAAGATAAACGGGGGCAATATCTTGCGTTTGCGATCGCAGTCGCAGCTTTGGTTGCGGCCGGGATCGTCGCCGCCTATAGCCCCGTAGTTGCTGGTGTTATCGCGGGCCTTGATCTTGGCGTTCTCTGCGCTGTTTTTTTGGGGCCACGAGTTATAGAGGCAATTCGACAAGGGACGCCAGATCGACCAGATAGATCAAGGTCGGAACAAGAAAAAGATGAATAAAAAAACCCGCTCAGGCGGGTTTTTTTACGCCTATACCAATAAACCCCCAAAACACCCCTCAGCGTGACCATTTCGTGACTGATCGACGAAGTATAGTTGCTCTGAGTTTTGGCGGTGCATGACTCTCCCCGGGGAAATTGCATATAACGCCAAGAATTTGGCGGATAGTTATTTCGTGTCAACGCGGGAAACGTTTCCAGCCTGTGAAAAATTTTTGGCTTGGAAGAAAATGTCGTTGTTCATTTTCATTGTGCAACCGCGCCTAGATGTTTGTTGCAAAATGGATGCATCGAACTGACGGGGCCGGGTAAATGGCAAGACCCTCGAAATGGGCCATGAACGGCGGTTTATCGGGGGTGTATATTTCGCTTGGCTACGTACAGTTAGGCGCATGTGCGATTGTCAATCACAACGTTTTTGAATTCCTTATGGTTGATCTGTTTGCGGGGGCAGGTAGAGTGGCTGTGGGTTTCAAGGGCGTTGTGCGATTCATGTCACACGACTTTTGCGGGAGATGTGATTATCTTTGCGGTGCAACCACGCCTGACAGGAACCGGTAAATTGGTGGTGTTGCAGATTTGCGATAGCCCACGAAACAATTATTTGGATTTTGCGTTTCGTGGGAAGGTGAGGGTGTTGATTAGGAGAGTTAGGGCTTATTGCGGGCATTGGGATGGTTTGGGCCAGGAGTGCCATCCTCGTTAAAAATCCCGAGGTCAGTTCCAAGTTTAAGTAATTCCATCATTGGGATGGCTGCGCTTTTTAGATCGTTATGAGCAATTGCATTACCAAAGTTTTTCATGACAGCCATTAGTGAATTGGACGTCTGGTCGTCGGAGGTGGGAACGCGCTCAGCAGTTATGCGAAGGTGTACGCCTAACATCGCAATAAGTTGCTCTTGGGTGCTAATAACCTGGCGGCATCGTTCTAACTCATTGGTGAGTGCAGTGACAATGATTTCATTGTGCTCGACAGTTAATTCGAGTTCGCGAAGGCGCCCCGATGGATCGTCGGTTAAAAATGAGTCATTTAAGCGCGCCACGATTTCGGCATTCGTGGATTTGCTCGTGACATCAGCCTCGTACACCAGTTTTCCATACAGGTCAGATGGGATGCGAAGAGTAATTCGTGTGTAGCGGTCTTTTTCCATGGTCGGAAGATAGCACGAAAAATATGTCAAAAAATGATTGACACTGTTTCAGTGTCGTAAGATACTTTGCTCATGACACTAAAACAGTGTCGAGAAAGGGTGAAAAATGGAAGAGTTCCATCGCATGACACTGAAAATGCCTATCGAACTGGCGAATTGGATGAAAGAAATTGCGAAAGATAGTGAACGTTCTCTGAACGGTCAGATCGTCGCGGTATTGAAGGAAAAGAAGGTGCAGCAAGAAGGTGCGCGAAATGCGGTGCAGTAAACGAAAAACCCCGAACAGATCTTGGCGGATTGGGTTCGGGGTTTTAATCAACAACCCTAGCAAAAGGAAGGTGATTTATGGCGAATGATAAGCCGTTATGCATTACTGGGCAATCTATAAATGGCGCTTCATCAGCGGAAGTGCAACAAATTTCGCATGCGAAAAAGCCTATTTTGGTCAGCCAATCGACCGAAGTTGTCGCCTTGACAGCCGAAGAGGCGCGTTTGGTGCGTGCCTACAGGGGCATGAGTGGTTCGAATCGCATATTCATTTACGATCTTGCAATAAATGATGCCATCGAGGCGGGTACGAAAGCGTATTCAGGCATTCATATCGCCCGAGATTTTCAGAAAATTGATCCGCGTGATCAGGCGTGCCTGTCACGAGAGTTGCCTAGAATGGTCGCACGTTTTGCCAAAGAGCGCACCCGCCCATCGCTTCGTTTGGTGGCTGGAGGTGCAGCATGAGCCATCACCTCCTGCGACCGCAATATCTGAACCCCAACAGATTGACGCTCGACGAATCAAGTCTGTTGTCCCTGTATCTATCGCTAGATCAGCGAGAGTTGGCGATGTTGGTGGCACAGTACAAGTCTAAATCGGCGGCAGTGACACCTGCGATGCGTGGAGGTAGAGCATGAGCGATTTGATTACTATCAAAGACGGCGAAGCTGTCACGACATCGTTGGCAATTGCTGCTGGCACAAAAAATGATCATGCAAGTGTAATTAAGCTGGTGCGCAAGCATCGAGCCGATTTGGAGTCGTTTGGCTTGGTCAGATTTGAAATCCAACCAAGACAGGTAGGTCAACATGGTGGTGCGGATATCGAGTTCGCGGTACTGAACGAGCAGCAATCTGCTTTGGTGATTGCATTTATGCGGAACAGCGAAATAGTTCGATCTTTCAAAGTTGCCCTGGTGAAAGGCTTCTTTGAAATGCGCGCAAAATTGAATGCACCAGATCCACTCGCTGATTTGCCCCCAGAGCAGCAAGCACTTGTCGCTTTGATGGTCGATAACGTCAAGATAAAAGCGAAGCAGGCTGAGTTAGAAGCTGAGCAGGCAATTCAACAAGAGAGCATTAAGCGTATCGAGGCAAAGCAATCAGCTTTTGAGGAGGGGCATTCTTTCTTCACCGTGATGGGTTTTTGTGCGTTGCGCGGTATCAAGTTAGCTATGCGTGATATGCAGCGGCTTGGCCGGGCGGCCGGCACCTTGAGTCGGGAAAAAAGTATCCCGATCGACAAGGTGCGGGATGCTAGATATGGAGTTGTGAACGCATATCATGAGACGACGCTTGAGGCCGCTTTAGTAAAAATTCACGGAGGGATGTAATGGAACTGCTGAAATTGAAAATTACCGGCACATCGCCGCTGATGATGCACTCGGACCGCCTTGCTAACCCATTGGCGGCGGAAACAAAGTTACACAAAGAATTGACTGGCAAGCGCAAGAAGACTGATGAGGATCACCTCGCGATCGCAAAATCAGAGTTCATTGCTGGGGCGTATTGGGATAAGAAAGTCGGGTTCTTTATTCCAGGACAAAATCTTGATGCGACTTTTCTGGCCGGCGCGAAATTGCAAAAACTTGGCACAGCATGGAAACGGGGTGCGCTTGTTCAGACAGACCGGGCAAAATTAATGTTTGATGGCCCAGACAGTCCAGAAGATCTTTGGGCGGACTCTCGGTTTGTTGATTGTCGGGGCGTAAAGATTGGTGCCAGCAAGCTGATGCGGTATCGGCCGGTATTCATGGACTGGTCCGCCCACCTGACTGTGGCGTTCAATCCCGAAGTGCTGGATTTGAACGAAATCAAAAAAACAATCTCAGATGCCGGCTCTTTGATTGGCACTTGCGAATTCCGCCCGCGCTTCGGTCGATTCGAGGTGGAGTATGAGTGACGAGGTGGAATTATCTCGATATCCATCGTGGCGGCAGGCGGTGCAGGACTGCTTGCGAGAGTTCAAGTATGGCGACATGATTAGTCATGCTTGGCTTGCCGAGCATTTCGGTATGCCGACAATGGGCGATGAAGTGGAAATGACAGCGCAAGACTTTCGGAGTCATCAATTTGAATGGCTGTCTAACATCGAGTCGTTTAAGAATGAGCTTTTGCGGGATCACTCAGTTCTGCTTCAGTCAGTTCGCGGAGAGGGCTTTCGCTGGGTTCCCCCTCAGGAGCAGACTCGGATAGCTGAGGATGCATTTCAGAAGGATGCAAATCGAGCATTTCGCAGTGCCGGCAATAAGCTGCGAAACATTCGGGTGTTTGAACTTTCCGATGAGCAGCGTCGTGAGAATGTTGATGCTGTTGCAAAGATGGCGGCGATGAAGGGGATGTATCGCAAAGGCTTGAAGTAAGGATTGGCGTGCCATGTTGTGCTGTGATTAGGTGCGTTTCGGTCTGGCTTGGTAGGGGCTGACAACAGCAGGTAGCATCTTCGAAGAGGTTGCTATCTGATGCGGTAAGCATCTGTGGCGAGCTATGTTTGTGTGCGCTGCGGCGAGGTGGGCTGAGCCGAGGTTGGCTTAGGCAGGGCATGGGCTGTTTTCAGCGGTCAGCTTTCGGGCTGACCGATGCGAATAGCATCAAGGGTACGGCCCAGTCCGCTTTGGTGTGGCGTGGTTCGGCGGGGTACGGCCCGGCATGTTAAGGCCCGGTGTGGTGAGGCATGGGCCAGAAATGGCATTCGAAGGGCTCCAGAAATGGAGCCCTTTGTCTTTATGGAGACTGGATTATGGATCAACGAGAACTGCATAATGATTTTGAAGAGGGATTGCGATCTGCGCTGGACGGTCGTCAAGCCAGAATGTGGACTGCACTCCCAGGCATTGTCGAGAGTTTTAATGCTGATGCGTTGACCTGCACTGTGCAGCCGGCGATTAAGGCGAATGTCCGTAGCCCGGATGGCAGTACGCAATGGGTAGCGTTGCCGTTGCTGCTTGATGTGCCGGTCACATTTCCGCGCGGCGGTGGCTGTACGCTGACTTTCCCGATCGCCAAAGGTGATGAGTGCCTGGTGGTTTTCTCATCGCGGTGTATTGATGCATGGTGGCAGAGTGGTGATGTGCAGGTGCAATCAGAGCTGCGGATGCATGACCTATCTGATGGCTTTGCCATTCCCGGGCCGTTCTCGCAGGCCACCAAAATCAGCGGTTGGAGCGGGGATTCTGTGCAACTGCGCAGCAATGATGGGGCGGCGTTTATCGGTCTGAATCCGTCATTGCACGATATTGATATCACAACAAGCGGGAACTGGAATGCCACTATCGGTGGCGCAGTGAATATCAATGTGACGGGGAATGCCAATATTTCAGCGGCGAATGTGATGGTGGCGGCGACTGAGTCGGCTTCGGTGACTGCGCCGGCGATAACGTTGGGATCTTCTGGGCAGAGTTTGCTGAGCTTCGTCACGTCGGCATTCATGTCGATATTCAACGGCCACAAGCACACGACTAATACGGTCGGTGCGTTGTCCTCAGTTTCCGATCTTCAGATGACAAGCGATCAACTGACAAACACGGTAAAAGGTGGGTGACATGAGATATAGGGCGCTTGATGCAGATGGTGATTTTACCTTTGGCCAGAACGGCGCAAATATGTTGGTGGATTCGCCTGCCGCAGTGGCGCAGGCCATTCAGACCAGATTGAAATTGCGACAGGGGGAGTGGTTTTTGGATAGCACGCAAGGAATGCCCTATGACACTGACGTTGTTGGCACCAATAAAGCGGCGACACGCGACTTGGCATTTCAGACAGAGATTCTGAAAACCACTGGCGTTTCAAAAATCACGGAGTATGCGAGCTATGTGGACCCGACCACGCGCAAATTTAGTGTGGCGGTAACTGTAGATACCAAGTACGGCAGCACAACTACCTCAACGACTTCGAGTACCTGATGGCAACATACCCACTTGCAACGCTGGCATGCACAATCAATGATGCCGGCATTAGCGGGCCGACATACTCGGATATTCTGAGTTCACTGGAGGCCAGTTTTCAGTCGATTTATGGCTCGGATATTTACATCGATCCGGATTCGCAGGATGGTCAATTGCTGGCTTTGTTTGCCCAGGCCATATATGACGGCAACCAGGCTGACGTCACTGTTTACAAAGGCTATTCCCCTTCCTATGCGCAGGGAACAGCCTTGTCTAGTCAGGTGAAAATCAACGGCATCCGACGTAGTGCTTCCAGCAATAGCACCGCCGTGGTTGATATCGTCGGCACTGTTGGTACTGTCATCACCAGTGGCGTGGTTGCCGATACGAACAGCAATTTGTGGAGCTTGCCATCCTCCGTGACGATTCCGGGGGCAGGAACGATTCCGGTCACTGCAACGGCGCAGACGGCAGGGGTAATTACGGCGATTGCAGGTGCCATTTCCACGATCAATACACCAGTGAAGGGTTGGCAGTCAGTGAATAATCCTGCTGCTGCAACGCCTGGAATCGCAGCGCAAAGCGATGCTGCGGTGAGAAAAAAGCAAAAGGCATCAACTTCTGCATCAGCACAAACTCCACTGCAGGCGATTATTGCGAACGTGGTTGGCGTCTCTGGAATCGGTCGTTCGGCAATTTATAACAATACGACGAAGATAACTGACGAAAATGGCGTGCCAGGCAATTCAATTGCTGTTGTTGCTGAAGGTGGTGACGTCACAACGATTGCAGAGGTTATTTCGCAAAAGAAGGCCCCTGGAACGGGAACGTATGGCACTACTGCGGTAGTCGTAGCAGATCCATCGGGAGTGCCGGTGACGATTAATTTCTTTGAGATGACGGAAGTTGATGTTTATGCCCAGATCAATATAGTGCCATTGTCCGGGTATGTATCAACAACAGGTGATGCTGTGGTCGCTGCGGTGGTTTCGTACCTCTCTGGATTCGCGATTGGCCAGGCTTCGTTACTCGGTAAGCTGTTTGGCCCGGCAAACCTGTCAGGCGATGCCGCCACGTCAAGCTCTGGTTTGACGCAGGCAGCGCTAGATGTGCTGAGCGGCACCTACAACCTGCCGGTCGCCAATATCTATCAGGGACGTGGCGACATGCTTGTCACTGACGGACCGTATGCAGCAGGTGCTGTGGCTATCCATGTTGCGAATGTGGCCAGCATATCGGCTGGCCGCACGATCGTCGTAGAACAAAGCGACGGGTCGCAACAGACGGCTGTTGTCACTGGCGTGTCTGGCAATGCCGTGACCTTCACGCCTGCAATTGCTACAGGTAAGACGATTGCAACGGGTGCCCAGGTTCTGGTAAATGGGGACTTGGTGATCGCCTTCAATGAGGGCGCGCAGTGCAGCGCGTCCAACATTACGCTGGTGACCTGATGGCCGTCGATATTTCTCAGTACACATCGCTGATCACATCTCAGCATGCTGATAAACCTAAGTTCATGGCCATGGTGTCGCTGTTGGCTCAATGGGCGGTCGATCGGCAGAACATGCTGGCATCGATACCCGAGCTGTATGACATTGATGTGGCGATCAGTAGCCAACAGGATGCAGTGGGCGAGTGGGTGGGGCAGACGCGCAATTTATCGATCCCCCTGACTGATGTCTATTTCAGCCTTGATTCGACGGGGCTGGGTTTGGATCAAGGCGTTATTCAGGGGCCTTACGACCCCGTTAGCGGACTCGTATCGCTACCCGACGAGGCCTATCGCACGCTGCTGTATGCCGTCATCTCTGCGAACTATTGGGATGGCTCGATACCCGGAGCCTATACCGCATTCAATACGGTATTTGAGCCACTGGGATATCAGATGTTGATTCAAGACAATCAGGACATGACGATATCGTTGGCTCTGGTCGGGCCTAAACCGGATGCCGTCACTTTGGCCTTGTTCAAAGGAGGCTATCTCAATTTGATACCTGCTGGCGTCGGGATTGCATTTTATTTTGAGCCATCCGTAGTGGGTGTGCCGATATTTGGGCTCGACGCCAATAACGACAGCATTGCTGGACTGGATGCCGGAGCTATAGCAACGATAGTCGGCTCATAGTTGATATTCAACAATACTCAAGACCCTTCGGGGTCTTTTTTTCGCCTGAAAGGATTTTAGATGAGCGTTGAACAGGACTTCCTTCCGTATGCGGTAGGTAGTGGGGCCAATGTAGTGAGTCAGGAGACTTATGCTGCCCTGACTGCGCTTCTGCAAAATGGTCTGACATCAGGAATTGTCCCGTCTGTGCAGTTGAACAAAATTCTTCGCCAGTCGAGCATTATTTCATCTGTGATCGGCCAATTCATTGTCTCAAATAGCGGGCAGCCAGCTATTGATGACGGCACGACAAATACCTTGCTGACAAATTTTACAGCTTCCGTCAAAGCATTGATGCGGCAGCAATCCATCCAGGCTGACTCGGGGGCGGTGAACGCATATGCAATTACAAACGCAGTACCGCTATCGTCGCTGCCCACGGTAACCGGTGTTGTGCAACGCCTTTTTGTTGGACATACCAATACAGGTGCTTCTACGTTTAATCCTGATGGCCTTGGCGCATCTCCGATATTCGGTGTTGGTGGCAAAGCCCTGCAGGGCGGTGAGATGCTCTTGAATGGCAGTGCAACACTGTTTTCATATGTAGGTTCGCTATTGAATTCAGGATCTTTGTGCTGGATTCTCATCGAATGCTCTGGAGCGCCTATGCAGGTCGCCAATGCTACGGCTAGTCAGCATGCCGTGGCAGCAGGTCAGATCGCATCTGGTTCGCTCGGCACGGCCACCGCCGGCGGCGCTGCCAATGCAATTACTGCCGCATTCCCATTCAGTCCGAGCGCTTATGTGGCCGGCCAGCCATTCACTATCGTTGCTGCGGCCGCCAATACTGGGCCGGTTACTGCTGTGCTCACCTTGGGTGGCGTGGCTCAAACCTCTATTTCGGTGACAAAGGGGGCGGGCGTGGCTCTTGCCACCGGTGACATCCCGGGAGCAGGGTATCCAGGAGAATATGCCTACAATCCCACCGCCGGCACGCTGGTGATGTTGAATCCGGCAACGGGGGTTGCTCCACAACTGACGCCTCTGACCGCAAGCGTTTCATCGAATTTGATTACGGCGAACCTGGCAGCAATGCCGCTTATGTTCAGAAATGCAACGCTGACCACTGGCAGCGGGATCGCAATCAATACAGGTGCGCTGTCAATTGCTATCCCGAACATTGCCGCTTCTCTGGGGGCGACTACAGGAGTTGCCACGCAACTGATCGTGCTGGTTGCTTACAACGCCGGCGTGCCAGTGCTTTGCTTTGCAAATATTTCTGGTGGGATTGATTTCAGCGAAACGGGTCTGATCAGCCCGACCACGATCAGCTCAAGCTCAACGTCTGCAAGCACGATCTATTCGGCCTCGGCGGTTGCGGCTAATTCTCCGTATCGCGTGGAGGGCTATCTCAACGCCACATGGACGAGTGGTGTCGGTTGGACATTAACGCAGGTGCAGCCATGCGGCGGCATGGCTATGGCGGCAATGCAGTCTTTGGGATATGGGCAAACACCTCAAAGTTTAACGCTGGTATCTGGAACTACGTATTACAACCCGTCCGCAAAGCCGATTGTCGTGGACTTCAGCGTGGCTTACTCATCAACTGGTTCAGTGACCTTCGTCAAAGGCACCTCTACAATCATTTCAGATGGGAATTCCACGGGAACGTACCACTACACACAGCTCATATCGCCTTATCAGAGTTATTCCGTAACGCTCACTGGGGGGGCGAGTTTTGGGCTTCCCATCGCAACAAAATAAGGAAGAAATATGACTATTTGGCGAGATGAAAATGGTGGTTTGCATGATGATATGGATGGGCTAGCGCTATCGCTGCCATCATGGCCACAAGGTATGACGCAGTTGACCAATGAGCAGGTGGAGGATATACAGGCCCCGACGTTGGCGCAGGCACAAGCCTCTCAGATCACAACGCTTACGACAGCGTATTCAGCCGCTGTTCAGGCATCGGTCAGCTTTACGACTGCTGCTGGTGTTGCAGCAACATTTCAGGCTGATAGCAATAGCCAGGATGTGCTGCTGGTGGCAGTAACCGGCTACAACACGCAACAAGCCGTACCGTCAGGCTTCTACTGGAAATCGGCGGACAATGTACTTGTGCCGTTCGCACTTGCTGATCTCAATGGCCTGTATGCCGCGATGTTGGCACAGGGATGGGTCGCGTTTCAGAAGCTGACCACGCTCAAGGCCAAGGTCGCTGCCGCAAAGACCGTCGCCGCTGCGCAGGCCATCGTCTGGTAATACCTGCTTCACATCTAACTAAGTCTGGGCCACCCTCGAGGTGGTTTTTTTACGCCCGCCGCGCGCGGGCTTTTTTACGCCTGGAGATTCTATGGCAATAGTCAAACATCTGATTGATGCGACGAAGGGGAAGCATCCGATCGGAACCGCACGTTCGGGGAAATGGCCGACAGTGCGCAAGCATCACCTTGAGGCGCATCCAGTGTGCGCCGTCTGCGGTGGCGCTGAGTCATTGGAAGTGCATCACATTCGGCCGTTTCATCTGCATCCCGAGCTGGAGCTTGATCCGGATAACTTGGTCACCTTGTGCGAGGCGAAGAAGGCGGGCGTTAACTGCCATCTCTTCGTGGGCCACCTTGGCTCCTATCGCAGCTTCAATACTGCGGTTGTGACAGATGCGGCAGCCTGGGCTGAGAAGATCGCACGCCGGCCCCTGCATGAGGAGGCGTCTGCATGATCGATCTGGAAACTATCAAGTTGGTGGTCGAATTGCTAGTTACTGTTTTCGTAACGCCTCTTGCCTGCGTGCTTTGGTGGATGCTTCGCAAGTTGGTGGCTGATGTGCGTGATCTTGAGCGCGCATTGGCTGATTACAAGCTGCATGTCTCTGAGAATTTCAGCACAAAGAATGACCTCACCAAAGCGATTGAGCAGTTCAGTCGCTCTGTTGATGCCGTTTTCATGAAGCTGGAGCGCATCGAGGACAAGCTGGATATGAAGGCAGATAAGCCATGAAGCCAGATGAGTTTATCGCGCAGATCGTGCCGGGCGCGCAGGAGTGCATGCGAGTCACCAAGATTCCGGCCAGCGTCACGATCGCACAGGCGGCTCTCGAAAGCGGGTGGGGTACCAAGGCCCCGGGAAACAACCTGTTCGGCATCAAGGCGGACAAGTCGTGGACTGGCCCTGTAGTCGAGTTCAAAACGCACGAGGTCGTAAAAGGGAAGTCGGTGCCGGTCACCGCGAAATTCCGCGCCTATGCCAATTGGGCCGACTGCTTGGTTGACCGTGGCAAGTTCCTACTGACCAACAAGCGCTATGCACCGGCGTTCCTGCATAGCGACAACGCAGAGCAATTCACGCTGGCCATTGCCGCCGCCGGCTATGCCACCGACCCGAACTATGCCGCGAAGGTCATCGCAACGATCCGCGCGCGCAAGCTCGCCGACTTTGACAAACTTCCGGAGAAATCATGAAAGACATCGACCAAAAATTTATCGCTGGTGCCCTGATCCTGATCGGATGGGGCGGCATGGTGATTGCCGGCTACGCGCCGGCCGCTGAGTATGTCAGCGTTTTGCGTGACACCTTGATCGGCCTGGGTGTTTACAAAGCTGTTCTGACCAGTCCCAAGCAATAAGCAGTTTCCCGTAGCACCCATCCCGGCCATTCCGGCCAACCTCACTTGATTGGATCAACAATGAAACGTTTCGCCATCATGGCGGCGCTGGCCGCCGCATTCCTGCTGTCTGCCTGCGTCACCACCGGTACCACGACTACCGTCGATCCGGCCGCCGCCGCTGCCAAGCTCGTCACTCAGGTCAAGAAGGCATGCGCTGTGGTGCAGCCGACCATCCTCTCTTTGCAGGCCCAAACCGCCATTCTGACCGCTGATCAGATTGCCGATCTGGATACGGCCTCGGCGCTGGCCGACAAGGTATGCACCGCCGCCGCCTCGGCTGATTCGACGGTTGAAGTCGCAAGCGTGTCGGATTTTCTGACCGCGGCTTTCCCGGTGGTGATCAAAGTGGTCAATGCGGCACCGATCGACACGGCCAGCAAGACAACCGCCTCTGCTGCATTGACCGTCGCGCAGATCGCCTTGTCTGCCGTTCTGGCGCAGTAACGGCATGAGTCAGTTTCTCACGCGTCTGGCGCTGAAGGTCGCAAGTGACATTGACGACGGGCAATGGATTCTGACGGCACCACTGATCTACCAGTCAGATGTGGCCGGCCGGACGTTTTATGTTCCGGCCGGTTTTCAGACCGATCTGGCATCGGTGCCACGCTTGCCGCTGGTGTTTCTGCTGGTGGGAGATACAAGCCGGGAGGCAGCTGCTCTGCACGATTTCCTCTACAGCACTCATCCGGTGAGCCGAGAATTGGCTG